GGAACGTTTCCAGTAACTAAAGTTCCCTCTGCTTTAACAATTGATCAAGTTATTGATCCCTCTAAATTAGCTAAAGATGCAAACGGAAATCCTGATATGATCCTTACCCAACTGAAGAAGTACGAAGACTTCCCAACAGTTGTGGATGATGTAAAAGAAAAACTAGACATAATGGTTCCCCAAATGATTGATCAAATGAAACATGTTATGGGTAATTGTGACTATACTCCTCTTTCAGATGAAGACGCTCTTTCAGGCTTAATGTTGGATCCTCAATCTAAATCTTTAGATATGAGAACATCCTCAGGAGAACCTTGGACTAGAGTTGGTAAAACTGATGGAAAGAAGAAAGGAGCTTTTCTCACTATAACACGTGGAGAATGTGATCAAAAGAGATATAATTTCAATCTCGATGTAGAACACGGACGTGTTCTAGTGGAAGCAATCAACCGAAAAGAGAAACTTGCTAAGCAAAGAATACGAACACTCTCTCTATGGAAAAATTGTCTTAAAGACGAAACTAGAGATAGAGAAAAAGTTGACATTGGCAAGACTAGACTATTTGTAACAGCTCCTTTTGAGTCTGTTTTTCTGATGAGAAAATACCTAGAACCTTTCAAAAATCAGTGGCAGAAATGCAGGATTAAATTACCTCACGCAGTAGGAATTGATCCTTGCTCAGCCGAATGGTCTCAGCTAGTCTACGCATTGCAAGCTAGTGGATTAGAAATGAATGATGCTGACTTCGGCCAATTTGATGGCAGATTACGTGCTGATTTCATGAGAGCCGCTGGAAAAGTTGTTCTAGGAATAATTGACCCCGAAGATGACGAAGTAAGAGCAGTTATTGAAACTCTCTGGGAAGAAATGGTGGAAACTTTCCATCTAACATACAATATGGTTCATTTGACTAAACATGGAAATCCTTCTGGAAATCCTTACACAACTGTGATTAATTGTCTTGTGAACTTTATGTATCATTGGTTCTGTTTTATGCGTATTACAGAAACCTCCTCCCTAAGAGTTTTTCAGAATGAAGTTTCTATATTTGTGTT